GTCCCTTGCTGACAGTAAACCGCCCATTGTATGCATACAGCTTATTTGTTATTACTTCAACGCCCTCAACGCGGTAGAGGCCACAGTACTCAGGGGCATCAGAGTAGCAGCCAGTTCTTGAAAAACCGAGGTCATGATGGATGTTTGTCTTTCGGGGTTAGTCAAGTTTATTACATAATCGTTCATTATGAAGTAATTGATTAGGGCACAAATGGTGTAGCGGTAAGTTGGGTCATCCTCTCCAACCAGATTTGGAAAAATCGAGTTCCCCTTCGCATCTTTCAACTCCATTATAGAGTATTTTATTCTCGATTTTAGGGATGTTGATGCCTTGTTTCCGACCGTGAAATGATTTCCGATATCCAAGGCTCTGTCACGTATGACGGCCTCAAACACACGCGGGTATATGGGTAGGATTTGGGACGAATTCAATCCTAAATTTCCCATGACATCCACGATGTCGCATTTCATGATTTTAGCCAATGTCTTGAAATGGTCATTTCCATAGCTGAATAGACGTGATATTTCCTCTGGGTCGGTCTTCTCTGTGTATATGCTGTTCATGTCGTTCAACTCTTTGCCTCGTGACATGATTGATACTATTTCATCAGCATTTGCAGCACCTTGACGCTTGATTCTCCAGACCACATGCATCTTCTTCAAAGTTGTATCAAGTTTCTTGTAGATCTTGGTGAGTGGTGTGGATCGCTCTATGTTGAAGTAGATTCTGGTCATCTGTTTCTCATACATTGATCCTATCACAGGTCCAGCATCTTCCTCTTCTTCTGACTCGTCTTCATCTTCATCCTCTTCTTCCACATTGAGATGGAGTACCTTGAGTGCGTCAAGTCTCTGTTTGAATGTCAAAGGGCCCACCAACTGCCTTGCTTCTTCGCGTGTGAACTTGCCACCATGTCGTGTCCATAATTTGACAAATTCACAGTCCGGTGTAATACGGGGACTAAATTTCCCGTCAGCTTTGACATCCACTTTGTTGTCACCGTTGAAGATGTTTACAGCTTGACTGAATGTACAAGTTGGATTGGTTCTCTGGTAGTTGACAATAAAATTGTCCAGTATGTTAATTCCGTTCAACTTTCCAGCGAGTTTCAACTCCTTGTTGCTTGCGTCTCGTGGTTTCACTTCTTTTAATTCAGGGAGGCGTCGCATATCATCCAGTTGGTACTTGATTACTTCTTTTTCTTCGTCTTCTAGGGTGCGGTCACCCCAGCTCTTCTTCATAGCTCGCATCTTCTTCTCGTGCGAATCGGGCTGAACTGGTTTGTTCTGGCCTTTTCCGTCTGCTAGGTCTTGTTGACCGCCCATTATTGAAATTGAATTCCCGGCGGGTACCGGATCGCTAGGCGTAGGGAGGAGTGGTGCAGGTTGGGGAGTAGGTGGTGTGTTTTTCGGCTTGGAAGGAGGAGGGGGAGCAGAACGCTTTTGGTCTGGTAGTAGTTCTGCTTCATCTGGAATTGGGTCAACTGGGACAGGTGGGAGTCTGACAATTGGGTCATCCCATCCCGGTTGGTACAGATTTATTTGAGGCGCTCCTTCCTCTGGCTCGAAATGATATTCTGGTGGTGGTTGTTCTAGTGGTGGGTCGTCGACAACGTTGTTCCATGCATCCTCAGGGAGAGCTAAGTAATCTGCCTGGAGCTGTGAGTGGTAGTTTTGATTTTCTGAGTGGCCATGTTTTTCTATGCAATCATTGCCTGTGACTTTTTCTTCGCATAAGTACCACTTGTTTTTCCCTGGCTTGCGATCAGCTTTACGTTCAGCCTGGGCTCGTTGTCTTGGTCCATAAGGTTTATTTGGGTGGTAATGTCCGGCTATACCGCATCTGCTTATAGTGCATGTTACCAAATCTTTCTTCTCTTCATCGCAGAGTTCTTTAAGTCGGTCTGAAAAACCAGGACCTTCACCTGGGTAGCCAAGGGTTGAATCAAATTTTTTCCCGTGGCGCTTGTTCTTAGGTCTTTGTCTTCTGTTGTGTGAGTTGTATGACGGGTGGTGTGTGGTGTGCCGATCTTTCTTCTTCCACGGCACAATGACCACCTCAGTGTCGTCTTCTGTGTCTGAGTATAGTGTTTGAAATGTAAGGGCATCTAGATCTTCTATATCGAAATCCAAATACTGCATATTGATTGGTTGTACACTGCACGTCTGGCCTGTGCAGCCAAGATGACAAGGGAGATGAGAACTACTTTTTCGCGAGTCCCCGAAGGGAGGCTTCCATAGTTCTCGGTGAACAGAGTGTGACTTTTCAGTCGGGCTTATGTCCTTGCTTTGACACATCGATGAGGGCCTCAATTCCCTAGGTTCCATGAGGAGCGGATTTTCCGCGCGCT